GGAAAATCTTGCGTCTGAAGTTGTCTTTCCTCTTATGAATTATAATGGTGATTTGATCAAGTTGTACGGTTCTAATCCAAGTGGTCATAATCTAACCGTTTACATTAACTCTATTGTTAATTCTCTTATTTTTAGATGTGTATTTGCAGAAATTTATAGTAAGCCCAATTTTAAATTTAAGCATCATTGCAGATTGATGACATACGGTGATGATGCAATATCCTCTGTTAAAAAAAATAGCCCTCTTTTCAATTTTATAACTTTTCAAGCCACACTGCATAAATATGGCTTAAAATTTACACCACCAGATAAGTCAAATACGTGCGTTAAATACAGTTCTTATGCCAAAAGTGATTTCCTCAAACGACGATCCGTTTTTCATAGCGAATTGAACTTCTATGTCGGTGTATTAGATAAAAATTCTATATATAAGAGTTTGTGTTGCATACATAAAAGCCCAGTTGGAAATGAGACAGTTTGCATGTCCAATATAAGAGTTGCTCTTTTTGAGTTTTATTTTCATGGCAGAGAAGAATATGAAAAACATAGAAAGATCTTTACCGTGATAGCTGAGCATTTTTCATGGCCTATTGACCAGTTACATGTTGACTATGATACTAAAACAGAAGAATATTTCACGAAACATAAAAACGAGTTGATCCAGTATTGTAGACGAGATACCACGTACAAAACATTCTTTATGGAAAGATGTAAATTCACTGATAAAGATATTGCCAATGAAGCTTATGATATAACATACCATCCTAAATATTCTGACGAAGTGCCTATTATTCCTTGCGCTCAGGAGATCGAATATCCTGACGATTCTCCCTTCTAGGAGATATCCCGTCCGTAGACAGATGGACGATAAACCAAAGACTTCCCGCTAGCTTGGTTACCCGAATGTTATTACATGTGCATATGTTATGACATTAAGGCTTTCTAGTGTGATGGTAGTATGATGTTATTTAGCATCGCAGCCACACTGCAACAAAATGTACTATAGGATTTGTCCTGGGCAGGACAAATACCTAGATTTCTCAAACAGTCCGCGACTCAAGAAATAAATATACCGCCTGTACCGGTTAAAGTACAGGAAATACCAGAAAAGTTACAGAGTCAGAATGTAACTTTTGTGGACGAAACAAAGGATTGGGAGGTGTCTGTGGATACGGCCCTCGATCCGACTTTTAAAATATCTGACAACAGTGATACTCTATTAGCTAATTTTCTTTCCCGACCTATTAGATTATCACACACACATTTGTGGACTCC